AGCTGTACCATATGTCATAGGATTTCAACTTAATATGTATGCTAAGTCACAAGATGATGCGTTACAAATGGTTGAGCAAATACTACCGTTTTTTAATCCACAATATACATTAACCATAACGCCATTTCCTTCTGAACATCCATCTTTTAAAGAAGATATACCAATTACATTAACAGGTGTCGGGTTTGCAGATGATTTTGAAGGCGAGCTTGGTTCTCGAAGAACTATAGTTTATACAATAGACTTTGAGATGAGAACTCAATTTTACGGTCCAATTCCATCATCTAAGATTATCAGGCAATCTGTTGCTAAGATTTTTGCAAATAAGGTTGGATTTGTTGATTCTGCTATTGGCATCACAGTTGATTCAGATGTAAGACTACAAACAATACAAATTGATCCTAATCCTATAAATACCATTGGTGATGCTGATAGCGATTTTGGATTTACAACAACCATTTGGGGACAAGATAGTGACGGAGGCTTTGGCTCATGATTAAAAATTTAAAAGACTTAGTAATCGTATTATTAACTGGAGGAGTACTAACACTCTTAGGTGTTATTATAATTGGTGACTACTATGTCGCGGTATCAGAAAACAGACCTATAGACGAAGAAGTAATAACTTTGATGAAGATGGCACTTACAGGATTAATAGGTATTATTGCTGGCTATATGGGATCAAAATAGAGGTAATAAAATGAAGTTTAAAGAACATAGAGCTCAAGAAATAGATGATTACTGCGAGTCATGTGATCTCTATGAAGACTTACAAATCACAGAAGCAGAATATCAGGGTAAGACTGTAAAGCTTAATGATCCTATGAGAACAAGTGAAAACCCTAATAAGAAGTTTAAAGTTTACGTAAAAGGACCTAAAGGAAATGTTGTGGTTGTAAGATTTGGAGATCCTAATATGGAAATCAAAAGAGATGATCCAAATCGAAGAAAGAACTTTCGAGCAAGACATAACTGCGATAATCCTGGACCAAAATATAAAGCAAGATATTGGTCTTGTTTCCAATGGAGAGGCGGAGCAAAGGTGGATAACTAATGAAAACATTCGAAGAAATAAGAGAAGATCCAGAAGTGGCTCAAGATCCCGATATTAAGGGTAGAAAGGGAACTCAACCTGCAGTTTATCACGCTGGCCTTTCGAAAGGTACTAAAGAAAAAAGAGATAGACAATTTAAGAAGCAGGCTAAGATGTCAGATAGTAATCCAGCAGCTTATAAAGATGCACCTGGAGATAAAAAAGCTCGTAAAAAACCAATGCAAAAATCAAAACATACTATAAAATATCATCAAATGTTTGGAAAAAAAGGAGACGCCAAATGAAGACGTTCGAAGAAATAAGAGGGGCTGATCTTACTGAAGAAGAAAAGAAAGGTCTCGCAGCAAAAGCTGAAAAGTCTGGTATTTCTCAAGGTATACTTCGATCGGTTTATAACAGAGGAATGGCTGCATGGAAAACAGGTCATAGAAAAGGAACAACTCCTCAACAGTGGGCTATGGCAAGAGTCAATTCATTTATCACTAAAGGCAGCGGAACATGGGGTAAAGCTGATAAGGATTTAGCTGATAGAGTAAGATCAAGTAAAAAATAAAATGAAAGACAAAGATAATGTAAAGAGTGACTATGAATATTCTCGCGATACTTATTACGAGCTCTTAGAAAAAGGAAAGATGAGTCTCGAGACCATGATGGAAGTTGCTCGTGAATCAGAGCATCCACGTGCTTTCGAAGTGCTTTCTAATATGATCAAAAATTTATCTGATGTTAATGATAGATTGATGGATCTTAACAAGAAAAATAAAGATTTAGAAGAACCTTTAAAACAGGTTGAGAACCAACAAAATAATATATTTTTAGGATCAACTGCTGATCTTCAAAAATTACTAAAGAAGAAAGATAATGAGATCGTAGATGTTACACCAGATACAGACTTATCTAGGAAATCCTAATGTAAAACGAGATGGTGTAGTACAAGAGTGGACTTCTGACCTTGTACAAGAATACCACAAATGTATGAGTGATCCGTCGTACTTTGCAGAAAAATACTGTAAGATAATATCTCTTGATCAAGGTTTAGTACCTTTTAAATTATACCCTTATCAAAGGGAAATGTTCGAACAATTTAAGGAAAATAGATTTAATGTTGTATTGGCGTGTCGTCAATCTGGTAAATCGATCTCAGCGTGTGCCTATCTACTATGGTTTGCCCTCTTTAATGCGGACAAAACAGTTGCAGTATTGGCGAATAAAGGCGCAACAGCAAGAGAGATGTTATCAAGAATCACACTTATGTTGGAGAATACTCCTTTCTTTTTACAACCTGGTAGTAAAGCCGTTAATAAAGGTTCTCTTGAATTTAGTAATAATTCTCGTATTATTGCCTCTGCTACTTCTGGTAGTTCTATTCGTGGTCTTTCCGTTAACCTTCTTTATCTCGATGAGTTCGCGTTTGTAGAACGAGCTGCAGAGTTTTATACATCAACCTATCCAGTTGTTTCTTCTGGTAAAGATACCAAAATCATAGTTACGTCTACTGCAAACGGTGTAGGAAATACATTTTACAATATTTGGCAAGGTGCTGTACAAGGTGTGAATGAGTTTAAACCATTTAGAGTTGATTGGTGGGATGTACCTGGTCGAGATGAAAAATGGAAAGAATCAACAATTGCTAATACATCACAATTACAATTTAACCAAGAATTTGGTAATACTTTCTTTGGAACCGGTGATACATTGATAAGTGCAGAAACATTGATGGAGTTTAGAGCTGACAACCCTACAGACACATTTGAAGGCGGTGATCTTTTAATATATGAGAAACCCATAGAAAAACATGACTATATCATGTGTGTAGATGTAGCTAAAGGAAGAGGACAGGACTACTCTACTTTTACTTTGGTCGATATTAGCGTTCGCCCGTTCAAACAGGTTGCTGTATATCGCAACAACACTATCTCGCCTATCCTCTTCCCTAATATTATCTATAAGTATGCGGTTTCCTACAATAACGCATACGTGATAGTAGAAGCAAACGATCAGGGATCTATTGTATGTAATGGTTTATATTATGATTTGGAATATGAAAATATACACTTAGAATCTGCCATTAAAGCTGATAAGATTGGCGTAGAGATTAATAGAAAAACAAAAAGATTGGGTTGTTCAGCTATAAAAGATTTATTAGAAAATAAAAAATTAAATATTGTTGATGAAACGACTATTATGGAAATATCAACTTTTGTTTCAAAAGGTGTATCCTTCGAAGCTTCAGACGGAAATCATGATGATTTGATGATGAACCTTGTTATGTTTGGGTATTTTGTAACTAGTCCATTATTTAATGATATGACAGATATTAACTTAAAAGAAATGATCTTTAAACAAAAGATGAAACAAATAGAAGATGATGTTGTTCCTTTTGGACATATCGATGATGGTACTCAATTTATTGAAGAAGAGATACAAAAACCTCAGTGGGCGACACCATATTATGAAACACAAGACATCGATATTGAAATCTAAATTTATATAAATATAACTATATTTGATAACAACCGTATTATGAAACTTATTATCTAAAACCGAGAGGAAGCCATGGCATTATTTACACCATCACAATCACCTGCGGTTGTTGTAAAAGAGATTGACGCTACGGGAGGAGTCCCTAACGTTCAAACTTCTACAGGAGCAATTGTAGGGAATTTTAGATGGGGTCCGGTTGGCCAACGAGTTCTAATATCAAATGAAGCTGATTTGATAGACCAATTCTCGACACCAGACACCACATCTACGATAGATTTCCATAACGCATCATATTTCTTGCGTTACTCAAATGCGTTACAGGTTGTAAGACAAGCAACGTCTGCAGCTAAAAACGCAGCCTCAACTACATATAAAGCCGCTGGACGAGGACCAGGAGCGGTTGGATATGCAATTCAAGCAATTAATAATAAAAACATATTTGATGCTAACACATCATTAGATTCAGATGGACATACTTTTATTGGAAGATTTCCAGGAGCTCTAGGTAATAGTATAAGAGTTTCTATATGTCCTGCAAACAGTACAGCTTTTAATAACTGGGATTATAAAGCATCATACGATGGAGCTCCAGGATCTTCTGCATTGGATTCAAATGCAGGTGGTACAGGAACAGAATTACACTTAGCCGTTATTGATAATAACGGTGAATTTACTGGAACAAAGGGTACGATACTAGAATCATATCCATATGTTTCTGCTGCTACTAACTCAGTTCTAGCTGACGGAAGTACTAACTACGTTAAAAACGTTGTCAATGAAAGATCAAAGTACATTTATATGGTCAACTTTGATTCTGACTACACAATTGCTAACGCAGGTACGGCTATGTCTGCTGGTGCACAAAAAACGTATATATCAGGTCTTACAACACCTGTTCATTATGACTTTGACAGCGGAGCAAATTCTGCTGCGTTAGGTACAAGTGAAATAGCTAGCGGCCATGATCTTTTTGAAGATGAAGAGGCCGTTGAAGTAGATTTCTTAATCGCACCTGGTATGTCAAG